GACGGCGCCCAGAAGCCTGCCTGAAGCATGACCGCCATGCGTCCGTCCGTGCTCTCCGCCGATCTCTCATGGATCTCGAACTGTGCCTCGCCGTTCTCATCGCGCACCAGCCCCGCCAGCGGACGTGGCACCCCGATGCCGTATGGCGAGCGGCGCCGGGTTCGAAAATCACGGCCCAGAATCCCATTCGCGTCGTCATACCAGTCATCGTCGTGAATCTGCGCCGTGATGGTTGCGGTGCGGTAGTTTGTGCCGGGAGCGATCTTCGTGATGCGGAACGGTTGTCTCTCAAACCCTTCCTTCAGATACGTCAGCGTGATGATGTCACCGGGCCTCAGTCCCACCGCCCGGACGCTCGTCTCGAACTCCGCGTACGTGTTCCCGCGCACCGCCTTATCCAGGTATCTCCGGACCGCGCGAGCTGCCTGGTCCATGTTCGGGATGCCCAACGCCGCCAGCGTGGCGCTTACTTCCTGGCCCGTCGATACGACATCGTCCACATCCGCCAGCGAGATGCTGTCTTGCTGGTACTCGTTGAACGAATCCTGGAATTCGATGCTGGCCCGGTTCGCTGTGTCCGCCGTGCTGCGTGACCATATCCTGAAACTCGGCTCCCGGTTGTCCCGGCGCAGGATCCCCGATATGCCGTACGTTCCATCCCCGAATTCGTATGCCGGCCACCCGCCCGCCAGCGCCGTCTGCGCATTGCTCCCCACCGGCTTGCCCGGTTGCTGAACCGCCAGCGTGCTTTCGGGGTGAACCTCCAGCTTGCCATCCTCGCCGTAGGTCAAGTACAACGCCGAAGCGTTTCGTATGCCCCTCAGTACATCGGCCGCGCTCCGCCGTTTCCGAATAACCAGGTTGCATTGGTAGCGGGGAATCAGGATTTGATTGCCGTTCAGATCCAGTGTCTGGATTGGTTCATCGCAGTGCGCCGCTGTTCGCGCGAAACTCGCCAGGTTGAGTTCTCCGGTCTGCCAACCGGAGCGTCTGAGAACATCCAGAACCACCCATGCGGGGTTGTTCGTGAACGATTCCCCCAGCGCCGCTCCGTCTTCGCCGTAACGCGCCAGCTTCAGCCCTTCCAGCAATACCTCAATCCGAGGCAGTGTCTTGCCGTCTTCAATACGATTGGGAACCACCACCGACAGCACCGCCATGCTGCCGTACGGATCCCCGGCCGGAATCCCCTGCGGATCGAGAAAGTCCTCGTTGAACGCCCCGCTGCGGCTTCCGTGCCCGACGACATTGAACCACCCTGTCGCCGTCATGTCGCTTCCCGCCTGCCCCGCCGGGATCTCGACGTCGTTCACCAGGACCTTCAAGACGCCCTGTATTTCTCCCGTACCCAGCAGTATTTCCAGGTGCGTGAGGTTGCCGTCGTTGCGCGCGAACACGATCGGCGGCGTGTACCATGCGGTGCCGTACACCAGCGGCACGAAATCGTTGTACCGCCCCTCGTTCTCCACCGCCTCCGACGTGTGCCGGCCCTGCTCTCCGTAGCTTCGAACCGTGATGGTCGGCGGAACGAACTCCACTCCGCCGAATCGTCGCGTGACCCGGCCCGCGCTGTCGGCGCGGAACATCCCTCGCAGCTCGCAGCTTGTTTTCGTGTAGTCGCACGTGGTGAAGGGTTCCGTGCCGTTCAAGTTCCCGCATCCGCCCTCAACCTCCGGTGCGTACCCGCAATTGTGAAAGATGGAGTACTTGCCCGGTTCGCCGCCCTGCGCCGCCTCCGCGCGTTGCGCCGGTGTCACCGGAAAAACCCACGGACAACGCCGTTGCACCCGCACCGTCGGCAGCAGCCTTCGCTGCAGCCCGCTCCGGCTCGCAAAACTGAGCCGCAGCGTCGATTCCGTGATCTCGTCCGGCGCGTTGGCGATCCCGCGGAACATCACGCAGTCCGTCGACGCCGCGCCGCCCGTCTTCATATCGAAGAATACGAACCGGACCGTCAGCCGCGCGCCTTTCCAGCCTGCGTTGCGCCCGATCTCGGAAAACCTCGAATCCGCGTTTGCCAGCGTGACGGACAGTTTGGACACCAGATCGACGCCGTCTTCACTGCCCGCCTTGATCTCGAAAAGGTTGTGCCGCAGCACGCGTGCGCCATACACGTTGCCGCCGTACTCGACCCGGTGTGTGCTCCAGCGTTCGATCGCGCCCGTCGCCACCTCGCACTCAAACAGCAATAACGGGGTCTCGGTGACTTCCAGTTCCTTCAGTTCGTGAATTGTCGGCATGCGCTTCAGTTCTCCCGTCTGGCCACCACGCGTACCCGGCACGAGTACCGGTTCACGTCTTGTGCCACCACCGCCAGGCTGTCGTCCATGAACCGCGCCTGCTCGTAAACCCCGCCGCGCGCCGTCGTGGCCTTGTATTGGGAGGCGCCCGCCTGCGCTTCCACCTGAAGCCCGAATACGTCCACGCTCCGCCCCGCCGGCAGCTCAAGCCCGAACGTTGCCGTCTCGTTAAGCGATGTCAGCTTCGTGCTTGTTACTATCCTTTTCCAGCTTGGTCCGGCTGTATGTACCCGGCGGCCGTCCAAACCTGCGGCCGTTCGATAGGTGATCAGCTCACCGGTGTAATCGCTGCGCGCGTGGAAGCTGAGGCAATATTGGTGGCCTTCGGGCCCAGTGAACGATTGATCTATCCGCTGTGCCGCTTGAGCCGTATTCGTAATCCTGGTTGCCCGGCTGGTTCCCATTGGGTCAACCATGCCGCTCTGCAGGGCCAGCAGCGGATCCTTTCGCCACACATCCGCGTTGAGTTCTTCGCTCCAGCCAAGCAGGTTGTCGGTGGGGTCCAGGAAGGTGAAGGTCCGAAGACGTCCTTCGCAGGCTTGATGTAAGGCGGCGATGGCGGCCATCTCGCTGTCGGTCAGATCCTCGTAGATCAGCGTCCACTCGACTCGCGATTCCGCCGGATCGCCGATCTTCACCCTGCGGCCGTCCCCCAGTTCGTTTACCACCGTGCGTTCGAGCCGCCGCTTCCGTCCCGGAAATTGGCCCAGCGCGCCGGATTCAAGTTGTGGGAAGTAGAGCATGCTAGATCCTGTTCTCCCGAATCACCAGCACCGTCTTGCCCTGCTGCTCCGCGCTGAACTCGATCACCATCTCGTCTTCTCCCAGACTGCAGTCGCTGTGGACCGTTCCATCCCACGGGTCGGTGAACTGGAAACCGCCGAGCGAGCCCTGCGAGGCCTCGAAGAACTTCTCCAACTGCTTCATCTCCACCTCGTCCAACAGCTCCAACCGCACAATCCAGCGCTTCAACGGTGCGCCGTAACTTCGAAACCGCTGTTCGCTTCCGTCAATGAAACTCAGCACGTCGGTCGAGTAGCCCAGCGAACGCTCCGCTGGATACTGCACCACCGCGCCCGTCTTTAATGTTGGAAAGTCCGCCATGATTCGCTACAGCTCCGTGATGACGTCGTTGATGCCATGCGAATTGAGCATCGCCTCGCGCACCGCGCGTGCGATATCCTCGCTGTGATCGAGAAACGAACGGCTGTCCATCGCCTGCACCTGCACCGTGATCTGAGGCGCCAGGCTGGTTCCCCGCGCGTTCCCGCCGGAGGTCGTTTGCCTCTCCCCGGCATCCCCGCCCTGTGTGCCGGCGGTGCGTTCAACACTCCAGCCGGAAGCCGTTGTTGCGGGTTGTCGCAACTGCTCCAGCGCCGTTGCCGCCGGTTGTATCCCTGTTCCGGCGCTGGACCAGAAGTCTCCGGCAAACGCCTGGGTCGTCCCGTCCCAACTCCCACTCGGCGCGGAACTCTCCTCCGTGGCTTCTCGCATCAGCCGCATCCTGTCCCCCGCCGCGTAGTCCAGCGCGTAAACACGGTTGTCGCTGGCTCTCGAGTATCCGCCGGTGATGTTCACTTCTCCCGGCTTCTCATACTCAAGCTGCGCTTGCGCCGCCGCCTCTTCGCTGTCTCCGCCGAACAGCTTCAGGATTCCCGAGATTAGCGGCGAGATCCCGAACCCGCCGCCGAACACGCTTGACAGGATCGACGACGGCTTCCACCCGCTCGACAGCGTGGCGCTTCCCTGCGAATTCGTGTTCTGCGCCACCGCCGTGGTGTTCTCCGCGAGCACGTTGGCCTGCTGCTGGCTCGCCTGGCGGAGTTGATCCAGTTGGGAGGCCAACCCGCTCAACTGCGCCGTCCCGGCCGTGCTGAGTGCCAGGTGTTTTTCCAGCGTCTCTGCTACACTGTCCGCCGCGCTTGCTCTGCCCGTCACCTTCGCCAGTACATCGGCAAGGTTGGTCATCGGATCATCTCCGGCCATCGCTGTTCTCCTTCATCAACTCCCCTTCCAGAACCAGGAATGCATCCGCCAGCCGCGCCGGCACGTCGTCGAGCGCGCCCCGGCCCGTCAATCGCCACGCGTAGAACGCTTCCAGCCACGCCACGCTCTGCGCCCTGATGTACGATCTCGGGCACTCTTCGATGGCGCAGTGGCCCCGCACCCACACCGGCCTTCGCGGTTGTTCCGGCTTCTGCTCCAGCCAGCCGCAACGCCGTATCCGTTCCAGACCTCGTCTTCGGCAGTCCCCGCACTTCCATCCGGCCTGATTCGCGAACTGAAAATGGAAGGCGGCGATCAGTTTTTTCTTTCTGCCTCCGCCAGCCCGCACTCCGCTTTGATCAGCGCGAGCGCTTCCTGGCATAGTGCCTCCGGTCCCGCCTGGATCAGGCTCTCCGGTGTGGCCGCTTGGCCGTCTACCACCAACCCGTCCACTCCGCTCAGCCCCCACTCGAGATACGTCCGGTCCATCTCGCTCTCGATCAGCGTCGCTTCCAACTTCTCCCTCGGAGTTCCTCCTGCCTCGAAGAACTCCGCCTTCTGCGCCAACTCCCGGATGCGCCGCGCCAGATCGATCCTCCGCCCGAAACTGATCCGCGCGATCTCCAGAGTCACCTCCGGACATTTCCTCGATCTCGCTCTGAAAGTGCTCTCGTATCTCATCGCTTTCCGCGTCCCGCGGCCCGTCCGCTCTCCCGCCTTCGTCCTAGCCGAACGCCACGTAAATTTCATCGTCGATCGAACCCTGCGCGCGGCAGCTCGTGAATTTCCACTGCAGGCGGTTGTCGCTGTCGTCGAACTCCGGTACTTCCGGGATCACGCTCTTCAGATACAATCCGAACAACTGTCCCTGTTGCTGCCCGAGTTGGAACATGATCGAAATCGGCGAGCGGCTTCGCGCCGCCTGGTACAGCGCCCGCGTCGAGTCATCGTCTTTTTCGAACAGACTGAAGTTCATCGACACGTTCCGCACGCCTCCGGCCACCCCGCGCGGCGTCTGGCTGCCGAATTCGCGGTTGCGCAGGTCCACGCTGTTGTCCACCACCAGCTCCGCCGACGTGATCGTCAGCACCTGCTCCTCGATCGCGCCCATCCAAGCTTGTCCCAGGTGCCCCGGAACCACCGAGTAGTCGAAGGTGCCCATCGAAGGTTCCTCCGGAAACGCGCTCAGCTCTCCTTGCCCCTGGTTGAAGCTCCCGCTATCGATCAAATCCGCGGCCACGCCGCTGAATTCGAACTCGTGGAAGTCGCCGTTGATCGAGACCCGCATCTGGTCCACCGCCGCGCCGGTCAGTATTCGCTGCACCGCCGTGTCCGGACTCCAGTAGTCGAACACGCTCACGCTCGGCAACTCCGTCGCCGGCGAATACGCCGCGGTCGCACTCACCGCCGTGCCTGCCTCCGGTGTCACCGAAAACGGCGCGTTCAATAGCACCGTCTCCCCGTCCATCACCGAGGACACGAAACGGATCTCGTTGCCGTACGCCACCGCGTTTCCAGCCGATAGCCCGTGCGGACCCAGGAAAACCAGTGTTCTCGTTTCGCTGCCGGCCGCCAGCGTCCCGCCCGCGAAGATGTGCGGTGCTCCGCCCAGCGCCGCCCGGAACAGCGGACCATATCCTGGCTCCGCGCTCTGGTTCGACCAGCTCGCCAGGTATGTCTTCACCGAAAATTGCGTCTGCTTGCGGATTCCCGCCGGCAGTCCCGCGAATGTTCGGCTTCCTGTTTTGTCTCTCCGCTGCAGACGGTCCACCGTCTGCTTCGCGGTCAACTTTACGGCCGGAAAGCGGTTTTCGCCGCTGATCGCCGGCACCTGCCCGTACGATCCTTCCCACGCCGCGTAGAACCTGTTCTCACTCGATGAAATGTAGCTAGGCATGTTCCCTTAAACCTCTCAATGGCTCTCGCCTCTCCTGTCCCGCCCTCGCCCGCGTTGCGCCCCCGCCGCCGGCGCCGCTCGGCCTACTGCAGGCTTCCCTCTACGTTGAACTCCACTCGCGCCGACTGTATGTGGTTCTTCCCGCCCTTCTTCACGGCGCCGAAGTTGATTTCGTAGCCGCCGGCGTAAAACATCCCGCTGCCCCAGTCGCCGCGGTTGCTGTCCAGCACGCGTGTCACCGCGTCCGCGTAACCGTGCAACTGGCTTTCCAGGCCTTCCAACCGGTCTTGCGATACTCGAATCTCCACTACCATCCGGATGCGCCCGGAAAACGTCCGGAACTTCTCCCTCATCTCGTTCGCCACCCGCTCGCAGTAAACGTGTATCGATGGGTACTTCGCTACACCGGTCCGCTCGGTCACCTCGAAGGCGACATTCTGCGCGAATACATGCTCCGGTGCGATCTCGGATAGCTGCACCCGCGCGCTCAACGCGGCCTGGTGAATACTGCTCTTCAGGCCCTTGCTGCTCATCAGCAATTCCGCCACGCGTTTGGTCGTCGTGCCGCCGATTCCCGCCATTGTCCTCACCCTCTCTGCAACGTGCGATCCACCGTTACATACGTTTCCGGATCTTGGCCCTGCCCCGGTTTCCGGCCCGTGATCAGGCCGGCTTCCGGTGCCGTCCACTTCTGTCCCAAACCGACCGCCGTTTCGCTTTGCAGCGTGATGCTGTCTTCCGTGATGCCCGCATACACGCTCCACCCCGCCGCCGCCGCCGGTGGATCGATGGCTTCCACCTCGAGCAGCGTGCCGTCCGTTGTCTCGAACACGCTGACTTCGCTCGGGGCCCCTTCCACTCCGCTCGCCCCGCGCCATGCCACCTGGATGTAGTAGCGCCTCGCCGCCCCGCTGCCGGCCGCGGCGCTCATCAACGGCTCGGCCGCCTTCTTGATCGGCGCGCTCACCAGGCCCACGCCCGTCTCGCGTAGCATCCCGGCCGCCCACTTGGCCAGTTGTGAGTACTCCTTCCACCTGCCCATGTACCGGTCGTTTAGCTGGCTGTTGTACGCGTCGCGGTACGCCAGCGCCAGCGCCTGGAAAACCAGCCATTGCTTCAGCGGCCTGGTTACCACTACATGGTCGAGGACCTGGCGTCCCGTGCCCCCGCTCCACGCTCCCGCCCGCGTCCGCGCCAGCAGCGCTTCCAACTCCATCCCGACTTCTTCTTGCGACAACGCCAGCTTCACCGTCAGGTCGATCCCCTCCGTGTGCGCCACCTCCAGGATCGAGCTCTCGTAGCCGCGCAGATCGCCGATTGTCGCTATCACGCCGTCGGTGAAAACAGACATGGCCCTCGCCTCACTTCTTCTCTTTCTCTTGCAGGTTCGTCTTCGCCAGGCTCAGCACTCCCCGCAGCATCTGCAGCTCCGCCTCGGGGACCACGCTCAACGCTACCCGGCTCGCCGCCGCCGCTTGTTCCAGCGCCTTCCGCGATGCCGCCACCGCGTCGCGGAATTCCGCCGCCTCTTCTTCCGTTGCCAGTCGCGCTCGGCCGTCCGTAACCATTCGCGCCGCGATCGTCCGCGCCACTTCCGTCCTCACGCCTTCCTTGCCCCCGTCCGGTGTCTCGTTGCTCACCACCACCGGATGCGCTTCCGCGATCTGGCTCTCGATCTGTCTCAGCTTTTGGTAGTAAACCCTCAAGTCCATGCGTCCCTCGCTTTAAACAAATCGGTCCAGGACCATGCCCCTTCGGACTGGTCCTGGACCGTCTTCACCGGCCGGCTTGCGCCGGCCCGCTCCTGTGTCGGTTAGCTGTTCACCTGAACGCCGAAACCGTTGCGAAGCACCGAGGCGCCGTACAGCACGTCCACGGTGAACTGCTGCGCCAGCGTGTTGGGCTGATAGCTCATCACCACGCGGATCCCGAAGTTTCCCATCTCCGCGTATTCGGCCACCGCGCCCGTGCCGGGCAGCGGCTGCGGCAGGCGGCGAACCACCAGGCCCATCGCCGAGCGGCCGAATCCCAGGTTGTGGGTCGTCAACGGGGCGCTCCCGGTCTTGTGCACGAACTGCGAGCGGAAGACGTAGAAGTCCTTGATCTTCCCCACCGTGCCGTCCACCAGGGCCCGCAGGCCGGCATCGCCGGCCGTCTGGTACTCGCTGAACCGCGGAATCTGCCGCAGTTGCGAGTAAGTGCCGGCGTCAACCACCAGATACTTCGGCTCGCTGGCCGGAACCTTCGCCTGGAACAACGCCGTCTCCGCGGCGTCGATCGTCGCTTCGGTCACCGGTGTCGAGGCCGTGCCCACCGGGTTGTTCGACGTGAAGCCCGCGTACAAGCCCAACAGATCGCTCTCGATCTTCTCCGCCAGAGCCACCACCGCCGGCTGCATGTACAACTTCAGCAGGTCGGGAACGGCCAGGACCTTGGTCACATCCGGAATCTGAAAGGTCGCTTCCGCATGCGTGTTCAATACGATCTGGGCGTTGCCCAGAGTCGGATTCTGTGTCTGAACGCTGCCACCCTCGGCCAGGTTGTTCGCCACCAGCGTCGGAGGAATCGGCACGTTCACCGTGTCACCGGCTTGCGCCAGGGTTGGCTCGAAGTCCCGGTTGACCAGGTTCCCCATGACCAGGTTCCCCATCAGTGCTGGCAAAGCATCCACCGCCACGAGTTTGACAATCGCGTTAGCCACGTTTGTCGACGTAATTGCTGACATTCACTTTCTCCTTGTCTTCTTTCGCGGCGTGCTCCGCTCCTGCGTCGCCCGTCGCCTCTGTGTTCCCCAGGCCTCGCTACGCGAGACCCGCGGCTTCTGCTCAAGCGCCTCGCATGGTCTGCGATGCCACTCGCGCAATCTCCTGCCGGATTCGCTCCAACTCCTCCGCGTTCATCCCCGGCTTCAGCTTGTCCAAATCCGCTGTGCTCACGCCCGTCGTTCGCGGCGTCGCCGCCACTCCCGACCCGCCCGTGATGCGTGCCGGAAGAAATTCCGGATTCTCGCTCACGAACTGCGACAGAAACTCCCTCGCGTCCAGCTCGTCCTGCCCCGTGCGCGCCACCAGCCGCCCGTCCTGCGTGCGTTGGATGTCGTCCTTCACCGCCTTGAACGCCAGATCCACCTTCGCCACGCCCAGGCGCTGCAGCTCGTTGCGGATCTTCGATTGCCGGTCCAGTTCCTCGGCCAGTTGCCGGCTCCGGCGGTTCTCCTCCACTACTTCGTTCAGCCGCCGCTCCAGATCCTCCCGCCGCCGTCGCTCCTCCACCAACTCCGCCTTGTAGGCCGGTTCCGCTTTCGCTTGCTCCGCGCTCACGAACTCCGTGATGGCTTCCCGGATTACCGACCGTACGTCCATCGACTTCTCTTCCGCGTTCCGTTGTTCTTCCATTTATTTCCCCTTCTTCTCCATCGACTCGAACCACGCGTCGATCTCGCGAGCGATGTGGTCCTTGGTTTCCTGCCGCATGTCGCACAGGTACTTGAACGCCAGCTTCTTGAATACCTGCCGCTTCAACGTCTTCGACTGGATCCCCAGCCCCAGCAGCTTCGTGGCGTCTTCCAGCTCCGTCGTGAAGTCCCCGATGTCGAACTCGTCCACCCCGCTTACGTCGATCGCCAGGTCGTCTTCCCGTGCCGCTTCAATCGATCGCAGCACCCGCTTGATGACGTCCTTCACCGCGTCGCCGTATGCCCGCAGCACTTCCTGCGTGATGCTGTAATCCCGCTGCTTGCTCATCGCCGACTGCGCGACGTAGCTCGACTGCGTCCCCCCCGCCTGCGTCAGCAGGTAGCACACCCGGTAGATTTCGTCCTTCAACCGGACCAGGTTGTCCGCCGCGATCTGGTAGACCTTTCCCTCCGGTTCCGTCCACCCGAATTTATCGTTTGCCCCGAGCTGTATGTAGTAGGATTCCCCCACCACCTGCTTCCACTCCCGGTCGGAGTAGACCACCGGCATCGCGAACAACCCCATGGTCAGAGCCCAGCTCAGCGCGTTCGCCTTGCTGAAATGCTCCAGTTGCAGCAGCCCGGCCTTGTTCATCAGCCACAGCCCCTCCGATACCTTCAGCTCGAACAGCGGCACCCGCTCCTGCTTCCACAGCGAGTGGCGCCCCTGGTCGATCAGCTCGATCTCGGGCTTCTCCTGGCCGGTTTCCACGCGGCGGAATACTCGAAACTCCCGCTTGTCGTAGTACATCCACCGCGTCTCTTTGACGTAGCCGCCCGCCAGGCTCTCCTGCTGCAGCGACGTCGTCCGCAACACCACCCACGCCAGGTTCCCTCGCTCGTCCAGGCTCCAGTTGATGACGTTCTCCGGCCGGTAATCCACCAGGTACGCGCGCGACGCGCCCACCGCGTCTTCTTCCGCCCGGTTCGCCACCGGCCGGTTGACCCGCGGAAAGTCCACCAGAATGTAGCTCGCTCCGCTCACCAGCGCTTCCGTCATCTGGCGCCGGAAGAAATCGCTCAAAGCCGTGCCCTTCTGATCGCAGTCTTCCGAGAAGTTGTTGAAGAACTGCTTGCCGGCGTCGTTGTTGCCCTCGAACGTCAGCACCGGCTCCCGCCGGAACAGCGTCGCCGTGTACCAGTCGATGATCGAGCCGATGTAGTTTTCGTAGAAAACCTTGCTCAGCCGCTCCTGGTAGACGTCATACGGTTCCTTCTGCCGCCGCGTCAGATACAGGCTGGCGTTGTCTTTCAACTGTTCGCCGCCCGCGTACAGGTCCCTGTACTTCTTCCACATCGCCTTTCTGGCGACATACTCCGGATGTTCTTGATCGATCCCTATCACGGTCTTTCGCTCCTAAACCAGGGACTGGCTCCTGCGTCCCAAGCCGCGCAAGCGGCGCGTGGACGTAGGTGCCTGTCCCCGGTTTTCCTGGTTCTCAAATCAGCCGTCTTCCCTGTTCGCCAATGGGTGCCCGCGGCCGGCACTCCTGCCACACCAGGTATCCCAATGCGTCCGACAAGTGTGTCCGCCGCGGATCTTTGTCCTTGTCCACCACCGTGCTGCCCGCCTTGAACGCCACTTCCTCGAAGTCCTTCACCAGCTCCTTGCACCGCGGGTTGATCAGCATTTGCACCTGCCCCTCGGCCGACTTCAGCTTCGCGTTCACCAACATGATCCGTTCCCGCACTTGTGGGTTGGCCCGCGGGACTCTCTGTTGCACTTGGTTGTAGCTCGCCGCCTGAAAAAAGCGCCGTATGACCTCGTAGTCGGTCGACCCCGTCGTCTGCATGTGGTTGCCCGACGCGTCGCCGTATATAATCACGCCCGCCCGGTGTCCCTCGTACCTGCTCCAGAACTCCTGGCACGCCTGCTCGGTGCTCGCCCGGCTGATGACGATCTCGTCCACCACCCGGACCACTTCGTCCTCAATCTGCACCACCACCGACGACATCGGATCGACGTTGAAGTCCAGCGCCCACAGCAGCGGCAGCCGTTCATCGACCTCCAGTTCCCGCACGTGTTCCCGCCGCTTGAAGGTGTGATACACCAGCCCCGAGTTGCTGTTCAGGTACTCGCCCAGCACCTCCTGCTCGAAGAATTGCTCGTCGTAGCTCCTCTTCAACCGCTCATAGAAGTCCGGCACTTTGTCCAGCAGATGCCGGTTCTCGTATGGCCTGGCGATGGTGGCTTCGTATCCGTCCACCTTCTGGGCGATGAAGCGCCGGTACACCCAATCGAATCCCTTCGGTGTCCACACCGCGTACCCGCACAACCGGCCCGCGCGCGGATCTCTCAAGCGCCCTTCCAGCCTCAACCACGCTTCCTCGGCCGTGTAGGTCAGCTCGTCCACCCCGAACCACGCCAGGTTCGTGCCGCGCAGCCGCTCAAACTCGTCCAGG